AAGAATACTCATATGACTCATATTGAGGATTTGATTCTTGACGGCGGGGTTAAGGGGGCGCGCCAGGCTATCCTAGCATTAAGGTCACTGCGGGATATGTTGAGTGGTAATTCAAAATCACCTGTGGATATCACTGTTAAATGGGACGGCGCCCCCGCCGTATTTGCTGGAGAGGACCCACAAACGGGAGAATTCTTTGTAGCGAAGAAGGGAATATTTAATGCCAATCCAAAAATTTATAAGTCACACGATGATATTAAGGCTGACACTTCGGGAGACTTAACCAAGAAATTAATACTTGCATTTGATAATTTAAAAGACCTTGGAATTAAAGGTGTTATTCAAGGCGACTTTATGTTTGATAATTCTGATCTGAAAAAGGAAACTATTAATGGAGTTAGTCATACTGTTTTTCATCCTAACACCATTGCTTATGCTGTCCCTGCTGACAGTGCTCTTGCTAAAGAAATTAGAAAGGCTAAAATTGGAATTGTATGGCATACAACATACTCTGGTGCAACATTTGAAACAATGCAAGCAGAATTCGGAAGAGAAATAGTACCGAAGTTAAAGAAAACAAGTAGTGTATGGATGGTTGATGCAACACTTCCTGACTTATCGGGTACGGCAACTTTAACTGCAACCGAAACTGCAGAGTTAACCAAAAAATTATCAGACGCAGGTAAAATATTTAAACAGATCTCTGCATCTACACTAAAAGAAATTGAATCGAATAAAGAATTAAATACCATTATTAACGTATATAATAATAGAAAGGTAAGAGAAGGCCAAAGAATTACTGATACTAAAAAACATACCACTGGCCTAATTATGTTCGTTAAAGACAGATGGCAACAACAGATTAATAAAGTAAAAACACAAAAGTCTAAAGATGCAAAAGCGGCCCAACGTGATCAAATATTAAAGTTTTTTGATAAAAAGAACTTAAAAAATATACAAAAAGTCTTTGATTTACAGAATTTGGTGGTGGATGCGAAATTAATTATTATAAATAAACTTAATGGTCTTAATAATATTGGGACTTTTGTAAAAACTAAATCCGGATTTAGAGTGACCAACCCTGAGGGTTTTGTTGCTATTGATCGTATGGAAGGTGGAGCAGTTAAACTTGTTGATAGAATGGAATTTTCTACTAACAACTTTAGCAAAGATATTATAAAAGGTTGGGACAATCCTAACTAAATGGGTAACCGAGGATAAAATGAAATCATTCAAAGAATACACAGCTGCCAACGAAGCATTAACTATGGCGCAACGCCAGAAAAGAAAGGCTACGTTTAGGAAGAATAAAGCTAAAATAATGATTGCCCGTAAGAAGGCAATGAAGAAACTCGCCAGTCCAGAAAAATTAAAAGCACGAGCACAGAAAGCGGCTCGTCAACTCATCATTAAAAAGATCCTTAAGAATAAAGGTAAAGACGAACTCTCTTTTGCAGCAAGACAAGAATTGGAAAAGAAAGTCGATAAGAAGAAATCAGCAATCAATAGAATTGCAAAGAAACTTTTACCTCAAGTTAAGAAGAAAGATAGAGCAAAATTGAGTAGACATAAAACTCAAACACCTGGACAGACACGAGATGATTAAGAGTTTTAACGAATATATAACCGAAGCGAAAGGGGAGATTACATTTGTCTTTGGCAGATTTAATCCACCTACGACTGGGCATGAGAAATTATTTGATACGTTACAGAAAGTATCAGGTGGGACGTATAGAATATACGGCTCCAAATCACAAGACCCTAAAAAGAATCCACTTACATTTAAACAGAAAGTAAAATTCTTGCGTAAGATGTTTCCTAAACATGCAAGAAAGGTTATGGCCGATTCTGATGTAAGACACGTAATGGATATTGCAGTTAAACTATACGACCAAGGATATACTAAGGTGAGTATGGTTGCCGGTTCTGATCGTGTACCAGAATTTAAGGCGTTACTTAATAAGTATAATGGCGTTAAGGCAAGACACGGGTTCTATGAATTTAAAGATGAAATCGAAGTAATCTCTGCTGGAGAAAGAGATCCAGATGCAGAGGGTGTTACAGGTATGTCTGCTTCTAAAATGAGAGCAGCGGCAGAAGAGGGTTCACTACAAACATTTGCAAAAGGTGTTCCTAGCGGATATAATCCAAAAGAATTATTTAATGCTGTACGTAAGGGTATGGGCATTAAAGAATCACCTAAATTTAGAGAGCATGTTGAACTTCCTAAGGTATCCGAAACAAGAGAAGAATATGTTGAAGGCAATTTATTCTCCGAAGGCGATACTGTAGTATTAAAAGAAACAAGTGATGTTGGAAAAATTCTGGTCTGTGGTAGTAATTATCTAGTAGTAGAATTTGGTCAATGGAAAAAGAGAGTTTGGTTAGACCAAGTAGAATTACTTGAGAAATCAGGCGCTGGTGATTTTGGCACTGACGAAGTAACCAATGCATATAAGAAAGAAACACCTGGACAACAAGTAAAAGAAAAGATGACAGTTGCACAAAAAAGAAAGAAAAGCAACTATTATAATGATGATTCAAAGGATGGAAAGTTATCCAAATCCACTGCGGCAAAAAGACACGCACAATTTGCAAAACAAGCCAAGATGGACGATGACAACCCAGCAGCATATAAACCTGCTCCTGGAGATGCAGATGCAAAAACAAAACCATCTAAGCATACAAAGAAATATAAGCAAATGTACGGGGAAGATTTGTTATCATTTGAGGACTATAACATAGATGAAGGCAAAGCGGATGCTGCCCTTAAAAAGAAGGCAGATAAATCTGGTATGCCTTTGGCAATTTTAAGAAAGGTTTATAATAGAGGAGTTGCTGCATGGAGAACGGGTCATAGACCTGGGACTACTCCACAACAGTGGGGATTGGCAAGAGTAAATTCCTTTGTAACTAAATCGTCGGGTACATGGGGTAAGGCAGATTCTGACCTTGCGGCCAAAGTAAGAGGGTAAAATGAAATTATTTAAGGAAATTAGAAATCAAATAAGAGAAGATTATTCTCAAGATTTAGACCTTGCTCAAAAAAATATGGCAAGACTTGCAAAGAAAGAAACGGGTCAAAATAAGAAAGACTATATGGCCGTTGCAAGAGCTCTTAATCAAGGCAATCTCGCTGCAGTTAAGAAAGTAATTAAAGGTATTAGTACTGATGAAATTAAAGCAGATATTTTAAATGTACTTGTAGGTTATAACGATTTAATTGCTAAGATGTATCCTAAAGCAGTAGATGCTAAAGGTAGACTCAAAACTCCTATGAGTGTATCTAAGTTGATTAAGGATGAAGTTAACGAAATCAGAGAAATGACACAAAGGTTTGCTTTTGATAATTTAAAGAAAGCCGCTAGGGCTGAAAAGTTGGCTGATAAGTATAACCTTAGAGTTGATAGTGGAGTCGATGGTAAAATCTATTATGTTGCTGTTACCGGTAAGTTTACAGATATCACTAAATGGATGAAAGAGTTAGGCTAATGAAATCATTTAACGAATACAATGAAGGTAAATTATCGGATATTAAAAAGAAATTATCCAAGATAAAGGGCCTTAAGGCAGACCAATTACAAGTATTGCAAAGTTTGCCAATGCCTGTTATTACCTCTATTGTAAATCAGTTAAGCATGATAGTATCCGACACAGAGTTGGAAGAAGCTCCTTTGGTAATGAGCCATGCTGATATATTAGATACTATATGGAAAAAATTAAAACCAGATTTGGAAAAAGAATTACAAAAGGGCAAAGTAGAAACAGTAAATAATCTTGCACGTATGGTAAGATATAAAGTGACTACTAAGGGACAACAGAAAGGCCGTTCATACAGATACGATTTAAAGAAATGATAACCCTTAAAGAACATTTAAAATTATCAGAAGGGGTTAATGATCCTTCTATTTTTAAGGCAGTATTCCTTGCAGGTGGCCCAGGCTCTGGTAAATCATTTGTAGTAGGTAAAACTTCCTTAAAGGCATTAGGATTTAGATTAATTAATTCTGATGATGCTTTTGAAAGAGGTCTTGCAAAGGCTGGTTTGACAACAGACCCAGATGATATTGCATCTGCCCAAGGTCAGAAAGTTAGAGGTAAGGCAAAGGCATTAACAGGTAAAATGCTCGATCGAGCCTTAAAGGGTAGAATGGGTATAGTAATAGACGGAACGGGTAAAGATTACGAGAAGATCAAGAAACAAGTTGACATGGTAAGAGATATAGGATATGCCGTACATATGATATTTGTCAACACAGATTTAGAAACTGCATTAGACCGTAATAAGGCAAGACCTAGAAGTTTGCCAGATGATATGGTAAAACAAATGTGGAAAGAGGTTCAGAATAATATAGGTAAATTCCAAGGATTATTTAGAGGTAGAATGACTATTGTGGATAATTCAAAAGGTTCTGATATTAATACAGCCACTATGGCCGCGTATAAAAAAATTAAGACCTGGTCAGAAAAACCACCCGAAAATGCTATAGCAAAAAGTTGGATAAAAAGTCAAATACCAGGCCCAAGGAAATAAAATGGATAAGAATAAAATAGTTAGTTCGTTTAATGCTAAATGGAAGTATAGGAAAGATAAAGAGCAGTACGGTATGGCCGATGCTTGGAAAATTATCTATTCGCCAAATGCAGAAGGTAAGTATGTAGGGGATTGTGAAGATTATGCCTTATCAATTCTTTACAGATTATGTGGAGAAAGTCACTTAAAGATGTGGTGGATGTTAATTACCCATCAAGCAGGAATCTGTTGTGTAGGTCCAAGTAAGTGGAAAATGTCTCATGCCGTATTAAGATATAAGGGCGAATACGTAGATAACTGGACAAAGAAACTTGGTCCTAAATCTGCAATAGAAAAGAACCACACTTTCCATATTTTTTATGGATATGGATGGGCATACTTTACTGCAATCAAAATGATTATTAGTAAAATTGTAAGAACAGTTAAGGGTATGTAATGCATAGTTTTTTAGAACATATAGAAGAACGTTTTGGTATTTACGAGGGTAGACATGTACCTCTAGAGCAACCTATGATTGAATCCGAGTATAAAGGTAAAGACGTAGAGTTGAATCAACCTAAAAGAGGTGGTAAGGCCAAATACTATGTATATGTTAAGAATGATAAAGGTAACGTAATTAAAATCCAATTTGGAGATACTACAGGCCTTAGTGCAAAAATTAATGATAAAGGAGCGGCAAAGAATTTTGCTGCAAGACATCAGTGTCATTTAAAAACAGATAAAACCAAGGCAGGTTATTGGGCATGTAGGTTACCAAAATATGCCAAACAATTAGGACTTAAAGGTGGTGGAAATTACTTTTGGTAAACCGTACTGGGAAGACGGTGAAATAAGAGAATTTGATCCGACTAGGGATGATTCGGAGTTTGTCTGGCACCGTGACAATGAGGATAGAGAAATAGAAATTTTAGAGGGCGAAGGTTGGCAATTTCAAGTAGATAAATGTTTACCTTGGCTACTAAAAGAAGGTATGGTATTTAATATTAAGAAACAGGAATAC